AAAAATAACCCTAAAACTATAGTCTGGTGGGGAGAGAATGATCGTGAGGGTGTTGTTTATAGCAACCGTAACCGTATTTTGGACCAATTAATTGACGAAATTCTTAATGCAAAGATATTATTTGGTTTATCTTCTGACTCGGAGATAAAAAACTACCTAAAACATTGGGAAACGCTTAGACGCGTGAAGATTGTAGATAATAAAGGTATTGAGAGTTATCAGTGGGACTCTACCACTGGTGAAGATCATTATGTTTTTGCTACTTTGTATTATTATTTAGCAACACTTGGAGATTTTGGTGTTGGTAAGTATATGCCGGAAGCTTTGCGTGGTACTGACTCTAAAATTTTAATTGGTAATGATAATGTTATGGGTGATCTCGGAGAAATACTTGCACAAAATAATGACTGGCAAGAACAAAATTAAAAGTTATTAACAGTTTTAGAAAAAATACTTGCATAAGTATTTTTTTTATGTGTTATAATTTATGGTATGAAAAATATCTCCCAATTAAATGACAAACAATTATGCAACTTAGTTGATAACCGCTGGAAATCATCTGAAACTATTTGGAATGTTATTGACAAAACTTACAAAGTCAATACAAATATTTATAAAAATGAGCCGGAGTATTTATCTCTTATTCCTGCTAAGAAAAGCAGAGTTCGCGCGAACCGTGTTTTTGTTAATATGGAGGCTGTAATTAACAGTCTTATCTCTAACCTCCCTAAATTGATTATTCTAAGTGGTAGAGATACACCTGAATCAAAAACTTTATCAACTCTCCAAGAAAAATTTTTCCAGATAAAATATACAGAGAGAAATGTGAAAGAGGATATGCGAAAAGGTTTGCGTAATTTATATTTCAGCCGACTGTTAGTATTAAAACCTTTTTGGAACGCAAAGATAAATGATTTTGATGTTCGTCCAATTGATTCGCGTAAAGTTAGATTTTCAAAAACTTCTACGTGTGAAGAAAATTCAGAATTTGCGATTGAAGAAATTACAGATAATATTTCTTCTGTACTAAAAAGATTTCCATCTAAGAAAGAAGAAATTTTAAAAGCGAATGGTTATACTTCTGATGATGATGTTTTAGTAGATAATAAAGAAGTAAAATATTTTGAAGCGTGGTGTTGGGATTATGTAATTTTCAAAATGGATAATATTATTCTTGGAAAGATCCGAAATCCATATTGGGATTGGGATGGAATTTTAATTACACAAGATGAAGCGGATCAACTTCAAGAAGCAGAGGGTGAGGAGCGAAGAAATATTTTAACTAACGCAAGGAATGATCAAAGTGAAAGAGTGGGAGCGCGAGATAGATATGCTGAATTAGTTGAATCTGGTGATTTGGTAGCTCTTGAAAATGCAGAGATTCCTTTGGAACTTGAAGCATATAAATTTAATCACTTTGATCATCCTAGAAAACCTTATATCTTTACAACTATTTTAAATAATGAAGATTCTCCTATTGGTCAAACAGATATGATTGCTCAAGCAGCACCGCTTCAGGAAAATATTGATGAAACTAAAAGAGATATTACACAGAACGCAAAACTGGTTAATGGAATTATAAAAGTAGATAGTACTGTTATGGATAAAGCAGATGCACAGCGTATGCGATTTGAAACAGAGGGAATTATTTGGGGTAAAGGGGCTGTGCAAGGTGTTCAACGTGAAACTGGACCAGCACTTCCAGCTTTTGTTGTTGCTAACATGGAAGATTCTCGTAGAGAAATTGATGACATCATGGCGGCATCATCTGCATTTAAAGGAATTAGAGAGGGACAAGAAACACGTGGAGGACGACTGGCTTTAATAGACCAGTCATTTTTGCGCCTTAATGAACTTGTACAAGTTATTGATTACGTTAACTATGAATTATTTAATTGGTTCTACCAACTTGCAAAAGTTAGATACACAGAACGTCATTATGCAAAGAGTCTTGGTAAAGCTGCGGCTGTTGAATTGATTAGTTTGTATCAAGATGACTTTGAAGATGGAACTGAAGTTAGAATTATCCAAGGTAAAACACTTCCTGAAGATCGTCAATTTAAATATGAACAAGCGCAGGCGGATATTGAAAAAGGATTATTGTCACCGACTGATTATTTTGAAACTGCAGGTTATGATTCTCCAGCACAGAAAGCAAAGAACCGAGTTATCTATGATTTGAATAAACCGTTTGCTGTTGGTATTCCACCAGAGGAAATGCAAGAGATAATTCCGGAACAAGAAGAAGAACCACCGAAGTTGTCAATTTCATATGACGATTTACCACCAGATGGACAGGTACAACTTGCTGCGAAAGCTGGTATAGAACTTAATCCTGAAATAATTTTGGCAGAGAAACAAGCAGAGAGGGCAGATAAAAAAGCGGAAATTGAAAGTAGGAATAAATCACAGGAGAAAAACAAAACGACAGAAGTTAAGGTAGAGAGAAAGAAAAAATAATATGGCATCTGCAAAACAAAAATTTATTTCAGCAAAGATAAGTAAGATTATGGGCGAGGGAATTAGAGGGAAAAAAGTAAGTCAAAAGCAAGCGATAGCAATAGCAAATTCAATGGCAAAGAAGATATGACCTGGACACGTCAATAAACTGTGATATATTATTAATATAACTTAGATCAAGCGGTGTTTTATCAACCCATGTTTAAAAGTTTTAAACAGAGGTCAAGTTAAGATAACGGCAATCTCAAAAATATGGACCCAAAAGATTACGACAGTGGTATGGAGATGACAGGAGGCAGTGAAGCAACGCCTGAAGCTACCCCAGAGGCAGTGCCAGAAGCTACACCAAGCCCAGAGGAAACTCCAACACCTGTAGAGGGGGAAACACCTACGGAGGTGACTCCAGAAGAACCAATGCTTTATGAAACTCCTGATGGGAGGCAAGTAACAGCGGAGGTACTTCAAAAGGAATGGAAAGAGAATTTCCTACCTGAATTCACGCGAAAATCACAAGCATTAGCTGACATTGAACGTGAAAAGAACATTAACAATGCCCCTGAAGAAGTGCCTGAATGGCAAAAAGATGACTATGTACCTCAAAATTATGCAGAGATTATTAATATTGCTGAAGCAAAAGCTTTGCAAACAATAAGAGATAATGCTGCTGCAGAGATTCAAAAGGAAACAGACATCAAAAATGCTGTTGAGGCAGAACTTACAGAGATTAAAGCGACAGATTCTAAATTAGATGCAGATGCTTTGTTCCAACATGCGAATAAGTATGGTTTTAATAACTTGAAACAAGCATACTCAAATATGTCTGATATGAAAAAAACTGCCGTTGATACAGAACAGCGTACAGTTAAGAACATTAAGGACCGTGAAGTTGATCCTATATCAACTGGACCTGGTGGAGAAGTAGTTGACAGTAATGATTATGATCCAAATGAAATGAGTCAATATGATGGAGCGAATGATTATCTGGCATCTCTAAAAAAATAGGGGAATAATTTAACTTAAAATTATGACATTTAGCGAAGCTGTAACTTCGGTTACACGAAACTTCATAGTGCCAAAAGTTTTTGACACTGTGTCTAAAGGATCACCAGTCCTTATGAAGCTTTTGCAAAACGCAAAGCCTTGGAAAACTGGTGTAGCTTACGAAGTCATTATTAAGTACCAAGATTCAACAAACGGTGGAAACACTGGAATCGCGGATAAACTTGATACTGACCGTCAGAACGTAAGAACAAAAATGACTTTCCAACCAAAAATGGCTTATAAGCCTATTGTTATTGCTGACATAGAGAGAACTCTTAACCAGGGTGATGAACAAGTTGTTGATCTTCTTGAGGCAGAGTTTGATTCACAAGCGCAGTCTTTGATGCAAGTCATGGCTTCAAACTTGTGGACAGGTACAGGAGTAGGTAACTCATGGGATTCAATCTATAACGCTGCAGACGACTCAACGAACTTTGCAACTTATGGAACCCTAGCAAGAGCTTCATACTCTACTCTTAATGGTTATTACCTAGCATCTGCTGGTGCATTGACACTTGCTAAGATGGCTACAGCGTATGACGCAGTTGATATTGGTACTGATAGTCCAGACATTATCGCTACCACAAAAGCTCTATGGTCAACATATGAGTCACTGTTGCAACCAACCGTTAGGGCTGGTTACACGCAGAATGGTTATCCGCGCATGAACGCATTTGGAATGGTAAGTGGAAAACAAGGTCTAGCTGGAGAAGCTGGCTTTGATGTGTTGTTCTTCCGTGGAACACCAGTTGTTAAGGATGAGCAAATTCCATCAGGAAAAATGTTCCTTATTAACACAAATTACTTTGGATTTAAGGGAATTAATGTTTCCGGTCTAAAGCAGGTGAACTTTAAAAAATCAAATCCAGGTGTTCCAGAGGGAGTACCAGGACGAGTTCCATCTACACGCGGATTTAACTTCCGAGATATGATGAGTCCAGTAGATCAGTTGGCTGAAATCGGTCATATTATCTACGCTGGAAACTTCATTTCAGAGAACCCACGCCTACAGGGACAAATGGTAGGGTTGACTTAGAAGATTATTCATTCCTTTTACCGTGAGTTTAAAGACTACGCGAGAGGGTTAAACCAAAAAAATCATGAGTACATCAACTTATATTGAGGATTATGTACCGGTAGTAAAGTACAACGGACTAAATTCAGCAGCAGTGGTAACACTGTCAGGTGCTGTAACTTTTTCTGGTGCTACAATTGGATTAAGGAAAACGTCTGAAATCCAGTTAACTGGTACAGGGGACACTTTATTAACAGCAGAATCAGGAACGGTTATGATTGCTACTAAAGCGTCCGCAACACAAACATATGTATTACCATCAGCGGCAACCGCTGGTTTAGTATTCACATTTATTTGTGGATCTGCATCTGGTGAGATCCTAATTGATCCTGCTGGTTCAGATACAATTAAGTGTAAGGCAGCAGCAGATGGGGCATCAGTCGCACCAGCTGGTGGTACAGGTATTAAAAATACCGCTGCTTCTAATATCTTAGGAGATTGGATTACATTAGTATCTGATGGAGTTACTGGATGGTATGCAATATCACAATCAGGTATCTTTGCATCACAGTAGAATTATTAGCCATTTAACCTTATAAATTACATTATGAGTGAAAATGAAAATGTAGCTCCAGAAGCTACAGAGGAGGAAACTCCAGTAGAAAAAGCGGCTGAAGAAGCTGCACCTGAAGCTGATGAAGCACCTGCAGAAGATGCAGTAGCAGATGAAGCTTCAGAAGAAGCAGGTGAAGCGCCTGAGCAGAGTCCTGCTTAGTAGTTATTAACTTAATGGGTGTTTACCCAGAAAAGCCGGAGGTTAAGAGCCAAAGGCTGAAAATAAAATCATGAATCAAATTACATTTCAATCCGTCAAGGACACAGAAACAGCACCATCATTTAATGTTGGTCAAAGGGCTTCTACTCCTGATGGACGTGAGTGGGTATACGTAAAAGCAGCAGAAGCAATCCTTGCTAATGAAGCTGTTGTACCTGATACTGTTGTATCTGTTGACACTGTGTCATCTTCAACAGATAGTCTTGAACGTATAGTTTACATCACAAAGGCATCTGCAGGATGGACAGTAGGTCAATTCGCAGAAGCATGGGTATATGTTGACGCTGGAACAGGTGTTGGTCAGGCAGGACGTATTAAAACTAATACAGTAGATACGCTTGAACTTCATCCAGAGTTCGCTTTTAGTACAGCCCTATCAGTGTCTGACTCGGATATTACTATCCGTGAGCCTTTCCATGTGGATGCAGCTGCTATTACTAGCAAAATTCAAGGATGTGTTGGTATTGCACAAACTGCGATTGCAAGCGCATCTTATGGATGGGTACTTACACGTGGTGTAGGAACTGTACTTGCTGGGGAATCTCTAGTTGTTGGAGCTGGTTTTAGTACCGGTGACAATACAGAGGGAACAGTACAAAAATGTATTACTGCAGAGGGACCATTTGACGTACAAGCGCTTGGTTACTGTCTTGTAGCTAACGCTTCAGCAGATACGGCAGCCCTGGTTTGGGTTGAAATAGACGCTTAAGTCTTGCTTCTGACCATTTTGTTGACATCAACAAAATGGTTGGGGTGCAGTACTTAACTGCCCTTTCGGAAAGGCGAAGCTGAAAGGATTATTAATTCATTAACATATTAAAAATATGAATGAAAATGATTATAAAATAGTGCGAATTACAAATATCGCACCATTTGATTTCACTGGTGATTTAGGCGCACGCTATGGTGGGCGTGACTTCTTCGTGCCTGCTGGTGGTTCTTTATTAGTGCCTCTTACCGTGGGGCAACACCTTGCAAAACATCTTGCGAGACAAATGATTATCCAAAAAGCTCCTGTTCGTGACGGAAAGGAGGTTGATGGTAAAGGTTCTGATCGTCCTTTATGGGATGAAGCTAAAATTAATAGTCTGGTAAAACAGATTATGGTTGAAGCTTATGAGGAAGAAGCACAAGTTCCTCAAACAGAGGGAGAAAGGATGCAAGAAAAGGTTGCAGAGTTGAATAAAGTAACAAAAGAGCCAGACGAAGTCGGAGGTAATGTAGATGCTTCTGGAGTCGTGCCGGTGGAAGATGCAAATTCGGCAATTATCTACAAAGACAAAGCAGAGGTTATAGCGGAATTAAATGAAAGGAAAATTCCGTTTGATGCACGTTTAGGTAAAAATAAGCTAGAGGAGCTTTTAGTTGAAACTCCTGTGCAAGAAACACCTACTGAAGCTACAGCACCTGCTTCAACAGCGTAGAAAATAGCCGAGTTATTATCAAGAGTAGTATAACGAAGATACGTGGTGTCAAAACCATACTCGGCTTATGGAAGAAATAACATTAGAACAAGAAAAGTTTGACACAGTTAAAGAACTGGCAGATCTCCAGACTAATATTTCTAATGGTCGTGCAGTTTTAAAGAAATTGCAGGAAACAACAGAAGAGTATATAGTTACTCGTGAGGAAGAAGCTGAGAAAAGAATCTTTAAAGTTCTTAGAGAGAGTCGTGACGTATTAGAAGAAATTAACACAAATCATAAAGAACTCTCTAGTTATAATAGTGAGTTAAAGGCATATGCCAGTGAGTTACAAGAAATTGCTTCTGACATCATTTCTCTCTTTGAGGACTTTAGATCAAGTATGGATGTAGCAGATACTACTATGAAAGAGTGTAAGAAAGAGGTGGATGAGACATTGAAAAGTATTAAATTACAAAGGGTTCATGTCGTAGCTGAAAGAGAATTATTAGATAATGAGAGAAAAGAGATAAGAGATGGGTGGAGGCTTCTTAAAGATAGACAACAAACACTTAAAGAGGGGTTTGAGGAATTAAAAAAATTACAAGCTAATAATAAATAATTATGACTAGATCATCAGAAGCATTTATGAGGGACGCAAATAATGTACCAATTACTGATTTGGGATTAAACGCGTCTAAGGCAATTACTTACGTAGGGGCTACAACAGGAGCAA